ACCCCCTTCGTCGCCGTGGGCGAGAAGCCAACCGGGGGCAATCTCGTACGGCTCTTCGTGGTAGGTCACGCCGTACTTCTCGAAGTCGAGCAAGCTAGGCACTTCGAGGGCCTTCAGGCCCATCAGGCCGGGGGCCCTGGTCCTCACGTAGGTAAGGGGCCGGTCCATGTGGTTCGAGCGGCTTACGTGAATCGGTCCGTCATGGACGGCGCGAAGGCCGGCCAGGACCCGCTTACCCGCATCACAGTGCGCCTGAAGATCCCCCTTGTACTCACCAGCCATTCCGCGGGTCCATCGGCTGATCTGAGGGAAGTCGACTTCGTCCCCCACACTGGCTATCTCGTCCGGCCGATACTCGGCAATGAAGTTGAGGACGTTCCGCACGGCCCTTCGGTCGTGATACGGAATCTGCATGTCAGACAGGACTACGATGCGCTTCAAAGGAGCCTCTTACTGAACGGGGTGCTTTCGAAGCAACGCTTCGAGTCGGGAAAGTCGTATGTCGAGCATGGCCGCGTATACGGCTAGGTCTTGGGCTTCTTCTCTGGCGTACTGGACCAGCCCGAGAAGAGGCATGGTTTCGAACTTCTGCGTATCCCCTTCGCTGTACTGCTCGGCGCCAACGGTGAGAATCCGGTCTTTGCAATCCGTGACGAAGTCAGTGAAGTGGTCAGCGAGTTTTTCAGGGCTCACGCTGTAATCTCCAGTAGGTCTAGAAGGGCTTCGGGCCCGTTGGCCAGTACGAAGCTGTTCACGTCGTGTCCGGCCGGCATGGGGCAGATTCGAAGGTTCTTAATCTGCTCGGCCAACTTTTCGGCGAATTCCATTCCTTGCCCCTTGTCGTCTCCATCGGCAAGCATGAAAACCGCCTTGTAGCCCTTGAAGCACCGGGCGAAGTAGGACTTGAAGGCACTCACGCCAGCAACGCCGACAGCAGGGAGTGAAACGCCGAGGTCTGCGGCCCGCCCGTGGGCGGCCCTCATGCCGGCTTCGTGCGCCGTAACGGTGTCGATCTCGCCTTCACAGATAGCGATGTATTCGCTGGGGACGAGAAGCGCATTCGGGTTGTAGATGCGGGGTGGATCTCCGGGGACAGACCGGTATTTCGGGCCGTCCCCGTCGCCTATGCGGCGGAACCGAATAGTGACGACTCCCGACCGTGTCAGGTAGGGAATCGAGATCATTCCTCGGGCGGTTTCATGCCCCGGCAAGGGGCTTTCGACGTAGCCCAGCCTGAAGGATGCTGCGCTGTCCTCGGACAGGCCCCGACTCTTCAAATACGCCACGGCGGCGGGGCTTCTCGCTAGGGCCCCCTCGTATCGCGCCGTAGCTTCTTCCAAGAAGCTTCTCAGCGCAGGATCGGGTACAAGAGAAATCGCGGCATCCTTCCTGGTCGGCGATTACATCGAAGCTGTCGCCCGAGATATCGCATGCGAAGCAACGGAATTTGTTCTCTTCAGTGCACACGGAAGCCGAAGCGTTTCGGTCTTCGTGAAACGGGCACTTCATCTTTCGGAAGCGCGATCCTTCCGGCACATCTGTTGCGCCGTAGTGCTCTAGCACTTCCGCAATCGGGGGCTTTTCCATCCGCCCTCCCTTACGTTCCAAATACTAGGTTCGATGGGGTGGCGGAATCAAAGAGCGGGGAAGACCTGAATCCGTGCGCCCGGTTCCTCGCCCTGGTCGGCATAGACCTTGTGGGCGTCGAGGTTCACCACCTGGGCGTCATCGCGATACGCGCCACCCATGCGTAGGGCGTCCAACGTGCTGCGACAGAGCTTGTCGAGGTCGGGATACCGGTCCGGATACGGCGGAGCAGTGTCCTTCAGGAGGTGAGCGAAGCGACCGGTTCGGTAGTGGCTCTTAGGCCGCTTCAAGCGGAACCACACGGTCACCCCGACGAAGGGCCAGGGGCCGAAGGTGTGCTTCTCGGTTTCGACCGCAACGGCGCTCCGCCACGGCTTGACCTTCTTCGAGGACTCCACCATCCGGCCCCCGCCAACGTGCCTCTTACTGCCCTGGGGGGCAGGGGTGCCGATCACGTCTATCTCGATCACGGGGCCGGGTCTCCGGCCAGGAATCGGGCCAGGTCTAGAACGTCCCCGGGTTCGGCGTTCAGGTCTCCCGAGTTGTGGAGCATGTTCCGGGCCGTATTCCAGATATCCGCGCGGCCGGCGACGTACCGGTCTTGTTCCGCGCGCTCGTCGTCGGCGGGACTGCTGATCTCGCCCACGATGTATTGGTTAGGCGTAAAGCCGCGTTCAGCCACTTAGCCGCATCCTCTCCATGTCAGCATCGAGATAAAGAGTCATGGCGCCGGAAGCGTCAGCCTTTCCGGTCCTGTTCTTCACGACGGAAACGCCCATCTGGCGGGAAGCGTCGTCGCCGATCCGGTGAAGGGTGAGGATCATTTCCGGCACGCGGCCTATCTGTCCCTTGATCTGAGACAGGGGAACGGGCTGATTGCCATCATTCGAGTCGCCCTTTACGTGGTGCAGGGCGACCACGCATGCACCCGTTTCGCGGGCAAGTTCGTGAAGGTACTCGCACACCTTTTCCAGGGCGACATACGAATTACTGTCGCCCTCGGCGTCAGGCTGAACATTGCTCAAGTTGTCAACGATGATCAGCTCAGGCCACATTCCGTAGGTGGCCGCGAAGGCTTTCAGCTCCCCTTCGAGGTCGTCTATCGAGAGCGACGCGGTGAAGTCCCAACGCAGGTGATCGAAGCCGTCAAGCTGAGCTTCTACGGCCTTCGTGTTGCCATGCTCTAGGGCGTTCTCGATGTCTCGCGTTGCCCAGCCGGATACGTTCGCAGCGCACCGGACGAACATAGTTTGGGGGTCGGTGTCCGCGCTGAAATAGAAGGCCGGAACACGGGCGTGAAGAGCCAAAGCCATAGAGAGAGCGGACTTACCGACACCGGGGGCCGCAGCGACAATCGTGAACTGACCTCTGCGAAAATGCACCGTGTTCGCGGCGAAGGTCTTAAAGAGGGTAGGAAGGGGTTCGCCGGTCTTTCCAGCGTCGCCCTTAGCCCGAACAATCGTGTACAAGGGCGGTCCTTCGAGGGGTTGTTACGCGGCAGACCAAACGGGCAGGGGAGCGCAGTTGCGGTAACGGCTCTTGCGGAATTCACCCGTGGTCGAGATAAGGCCGCGCTTCGCGGCTCGACGCATCACGGGGCCGAGGGCGCGAGGCTCCCGCGGCTTGATAAGTCCGGCGTCCCAGAGATCGTCAGTGGTGAACTCTTCGAGGTTCCCGGAAAGCTCGGCGATGAAGCCGAGGGCGTATCGCTTCCATTCGTCGTCGGCGTTCGCGTCGACCTGGGCAATAGCGGCGTCACGCTTCGCGGTAGCGGTGGCGAGAGTGGGCATGGCTGTACCTCCGAGGGGGTTTAAACGGGCATGGGAAAGGCGCGTTGTGCGGCCCATACGGGCCTGGCAGTCGCGCCCCTGCCGGATTCCCAATACTAGTTTCGGGGCTACCGAATGAACTCCAGAGAGCACGCGTCCGGGGTGCCCTGGGGGGCCGGGCAGGCCCACGCCTTCCACGTTCCGGGCTTGTTCTTGTAAGGCTTCTCCAGGAATCGCTTCGTGCCGTGCGGGCAGGTGGGCGCATTCCCGTAGGGGGTCTGGTCGGCGTTGCCTCCGGAAGGGGCCTGGGAAGGCGCCTGGGCGCCGTTCTGGCCGCCCTGGTCGAACTGTCCGGGGTGGGTTACCGGGCGCGCTCCAAGCTGCGCCCCTAGGATCTCTTCGGCCCGCAGCGCGGTGACCGACTCGCCGATCAGGGCAGACACACCGGACTGCGAGAAGCCCGAAAGGAGATCGACCAGCTCGGTCTGACTTCCGGCTTTGATCACTACCCACGTAGCGTCATGGCCGCCGTGAGCCTTCAGGGTCACCGTGTACTTTTCGGGGGTGTCAGTCATTCGCAGTCTCCTGATAGGGGTATTGGCTCGCGTCGATGCCGTTGAAGTTGCAATATCGCCGGACCGTACAGGTGCGGCACGCGTCACCAGGATTGGGAAGGAAAAGGCCGAGTCGTACGGCCTTATCCATGTCGCGGAACCATCGGCCGACCTTTTCCCGGTCGTAGTCCTGAAGGTTCCAAGGGTCGGTAGGGGCGTTGTTCTTCGCCATGAAGTAATCGCCGAAGCCAGGCTTCACGTCGAACATGGCTTCTAGGGCGTGGTCATACACGGCTAGCTGAAAGGCCGTATCGGGGAGCTTCGTACCGGTCTTCAGGTCGCGCACCCGTAGGTGTCCGTCGGGGTACTCCACTACCTGATCAATGAAGCCCTTTACGGTCACGCCCCCGAGGGTCAGCGTGAACGGAAGCTCGACGGCCGGCTGTCCGTCGACCGGTTGCCAGACTCGCTCCGGGGCTTCTATCGCGTACTCGAAGTACGCTTCCACCTGGTCCCGACCGCGCTCTCTGCGCCTCTTGATATCGGTCTCGGGCTTCGTCACGCCACCGGTGAGCCATCGGGACGTGTCAGGCTCGACGGCCAGGGCGGCGGCCATCTCTCGATCCCAGGCTTCTTCGTACCATTCGGCCATCTGGTCGGGGCCGTAGGCCCTGAAGGACCGTTCCCACTTCTCGACGGCCTCATGGAAGGCCGTCCCTTGCACGAACCAAGCCGCCTGATTCTGGGGGGCCTTGGCAATCTTCTCTAGCCGGTACGCCTCGCCGCATCGGACGAAGCTCGAATACTGGGAGACGGACCGGTGAGCCAGGGGGGCCGCGATCACTCGCTAGCCGGGGTCTCGGCGCCCAGGGCGACGTTCTCGATCTCGCCGAGGTAGGCCGCAATGGTCACCACGTCAGCGAACTTCGGGACGGCAGCGTTCGAGAGCTTCACGGTCGTGCCGTTCACGACCAGCTCGACCACGTTCCGGCCCATACCGGCATCGAAGATCGGGCGGACGGTGATCGGCTGGCCGTCGAGGTCAGCAAACTTCGTCGCGGGGGGGTTCTTCGTGGCATCGAAGGCAGTCATGTTGGGCTCCCTCTATTCCAAATACTAGGTTCAGGGCAAAGAGAAGGGGCGCCCGGCCTGGCGCCCCTGCTGTCTGTATTCGCTTGTTGGTCGTCACTCTTTGATCACTCGAACACCCAATACGCCGTGGTGTATTCGTCCCCGTGGCCGCAGCCGAGGGTGTCACTGTGCCACCCTCGAAGTGGTGCGGACGTAGGGGGTATCAGGGCCCGGCCAAGCTCGACATCCTCGGGTTCCGCGTTCCTCTGGCAGTACGCGAACTCGATTCGGGTGCCGTTCTTGAACCGCACTCTGGCGATCGTGAGGACCTGCGGGATATCCCAGAGAATGTCTACTCCCTGAAGATCCACGCCCGCACGGTTCAAGTCGATTCCCGTGGAATTCTCTAGGAGCATTGAGCATCGTCCCGTTTGCCGTGGCCACCGTAGCCATGTGAAGTAGCGCGCCCCCCGAGTCTGGGGGTTGCGTGCTAGTTGAACCTTAACGGTTCCTTGACGTCCTCTTACAGTTCTCTCACATCTAACATGTCAGTTTTACCAAACCATTGCCATCGCAAAGGAACGATCTTGAGTGAGGGTGTTGCCTAGTAGGCAAGGACGGCCGTGCGGCGGAGCCGATCGGCCAGCGTCTTCCTGGGAATTCCCAGCTCACGGGACATGGCGGAGATCGACATCTTGTTCTCCTGCATCGCGAGAAGTCGCGCATTCAACCGCTGTTCGGCAATGGCGACCCGCGTTCGCTTTGCAATTCTTCGCTCGTCAGGGGTCATCCCCCCATAGATGCCAAACTCTTCATTCTCGCCCAACTCGGCACACTCGGAGCGAACCGGGCAGAAGCTGCACGCATCCTTAGCGTGCTCAATCTCGATCGGGCTCTCGGAGAACCAAAGGTCAGGGTTTCCCTCACACGCATTCGTCAAAGGTGCCTCGCATTGCCGGGGGTGTTTGACCGCTGGGTATTGAGTGCGTCCCCGGCACTCTTTGCCGGTTCCTCCGCGCCCCTCCCTCGCTGACATACCTATACTCGCTCGATCCCCCTGGCGGAGTCAAATACTAGGTTCAGGGCAAAAAAAGGCCGCCCTCCGCAGCAGGGGCGGCCCGTCTGTGTACGCGCGTAGATTCGTTTAAACGGGTTTAGCGGCTGCCCGAGGGGTCAACAACCTTCGGAATGGTTCCGGTGCTGTCGTCGTTCCCGGCCCGAATGATGCTGTCCCCGTCCTCGGGGCGGCGCTTCGAGTAATAGAAGCCACCGGTCGGTGACGCGGGGTTGGGGGGCATGGTGCGGTCGTAGCACACAACCACGTCAGCTTCCTTGATCTCGGCAAGCCACTTATCCAGCATCTTGGCCTTCACTCCGGGGATGGTGCCCCCCTGCTCGCGGCGGGAGTGAAGGCGCAGCATGGTGACAGGCTTCGCGTGAGCGTGCTCCGTTTTGATCGTCCAGGGGATGTACTTGGAGTGGTCGGGGCGAGGCTTGGCAAGGCCAGCGTCTCGAAGCTGCCAGTACACGGCACCTTTCGTGACTCCGTAGATCGCGGCGATCTCTTCATAGGTCTTGCCCTTCTCGCGTAGTGCCCTTAGGACGTCGCTTGAAGGAAGTTGGCGCGGGGCCGGCATGGGGGTTGCCCTTTCGTGTAGCGGAACGGCAAGTTTCATGTCGATGTCGATCTTGAACGTACTGCCGTGCCTGACAAGGTGTCAATTGGAACCTAGGTCAAGCATGAGCTGTGTTCAGGTTCGTGACCTAGTTTACACACAGTAACTTGCGGGGGTTGTACGGCTTAAGCCAAATGCTAGAAACTTTACGTTCCCGTGCCGAAAACCTGTTCGAATATGGATGTTCGAAGGGGGTTGCAGGCCCACCCGGGGCGGCGTACTTTGGGGGTTTAAGAGCTACGTTTCCGCAGGTCAGAGCGCAAATCACGGTGCATCCAAACAACGTTCCTAATGCTAGTATCGAACCTAGCTTCCGACGTTGTGACGTGCGGAAACGATAGCTACCGCCGTACGTCAAATGCGAGGTTCGACCATGGCCCGACCGGTCACGCCCAATGTGAGTATCGCTGTCCGTGACTTTCTCGACCGGTACCTGAAGAGGTCCACCAGCGCGACGGCCCACACCGACTACCGCAGCACTCTGAACCGCTTCACGAAGCGGGTAGGGGACTGCCATGTCGGCTCGCTCACCCCTGACCACGTCGAAGACTTCTTCTATGGCCCCGGCGACAGCCTGAGTGCCACCTGCTCCGCTTCCACCATGTCCACGCAGAAGACGCGACTGAAGCCGTTCCTCGTCTACTGCCACCGTCAGGGATGGCTTCGGTGCAGTGCTGACGCGATGCTGGCCGAGGTACGCCCGAAGAGGCGGACGAACCGCAACCGGTACCGCATGGACCTTCCCGAGCTTCGCCGGCTGATCGACGCCGCGACCGATCCTCGGGACCGGGCCCTAGTCGCCTTCGTCGCAAACACCGGTGTCCGCATATCCGAAGCCCTGGCAATGAACGTCGAGGACGTGAACTTTCCCCGGGGTGAGCTGTACGTGACTCTCGTCAAGACGAACACCGAAGAGACCCTTCCCATGACGGCCGATCTCGAAGGGGAGCTTCGCCGCTGGCTGGTCACCTACGAGGAACAGGCCGGGAAGCTCGAACGGCGGTACGCGCTCTTCCCGCCGTACCACAAGAACCGCTTCACCTCCTTCACCGTAGTGGGCCCGAAGAGGCTGAACCCTGAAGGCCGCATCACCTACCCGCGGTCGATCATTCAGAAGGTCGCGACCACGGCGGGCATCGAGCTAGAGCCCGGGGACGGGTGGCACACCGTGCGCCGTTCCTTCGCCCGGATCATCTACGAGGGCGCCCGTACGCACGGCTACGACGACGCGCTTCGCATCACGCAAGCCGCCCTCAACCATGCGAAGGTCACGACTACTGAGCGGTACCTCGGTTTGGACATCGAGCGGCAGAGGTACGCGGACATGATGAAGGGGAAGGTGTTCCTTACTCCTGACATCGAGGGCGGTAAGATCGTCCCGCTTGACGAAAGGAGGGCGGGCCGTGGCTAGGGAAGTCATCGAACTAGTGAAGTGCGACGAGTGCGGCAGTGAAGACGAAGTCGAGGGCTTCACGATCATCCGCGAAGGTGCGCCCAAGGACGTAGACCTGTGCGGCACCCATAAGGCGCCCCTGGTCAAGCTGTATGCCCTCGGCGTCGAGGGCGATCCGAAGCCGAAGGCTAAGCGGCGCCCCGGTCGGCCTAGTAGTCACTCCGTGGTCCCGATCGAAGAGTGGGACGGGCACCCGTCCAAGTAGGCCCCACAACGCAGAGACCCCCCGAACCCTGTTGGGTCGGGGGATCTTGTGTTTTCAGTCCTCGTACATCTCACCAGACAGGATGTCGCGGGCCATGCCAGCGATCACTTCCCGTCGACTCATAGTGTCGTTCCGCGCGTCCGGATAGCCGCCCGGAAGATCGTCTTCAACTCGCTGAACGATGTCGTCGATCTTGAAGTGAACGCCGGTGTCCACGGCTAGGGAGGCAACGCAGTGAACCGCCGCTTCGGTCCGGCCGATCAGATCAAGGGCTAGTTCCTCATGGTCCATGTCCGTCACATCGAGCCACGCTAGCCCACGGGGGCGCCCCACACCGGCCTCTCACCACAACCCATCAGGTCCCACGTTCTCTTCGTGCACGTCTCTGTCAATCGGCATGATCACGCCCCTGAAGGTGGGGCCTATCTTGATCAGGATCGGTTCCTTCGAGTCGAAGACACACATGTCGAGGGCCCTCTCCAGGTTGGTGTCTCCCTTCTTGCCCTTCGGAGCCTTGACCTTCGAGAACATGGCCAGAAGGGCCGGATCGAACGCGATCAGCTCGGGCAGGCTCGGGGGCCGCCCGTCGAGGCGTGTAAACAGGTCGTCGAGGTACGCCCAGACCCGTTCGTCGGCTTGCCCGCTCACGTCCTGGCCCGTAACGGGGGTGTCGTTGTTGCCGGGGCGGAAGATCAGGCCGTCGCCGGGCTTCACCTCGAAGCGGCCGAAGCCCTTCTTGTCCTTCCTGCCCGAGCTGTCGAGGTCTGCCAGAACTCCCCTGTCTACGTGGACAGTTAGGCCCCCCTCGGGGCCGCTGTAGTCCTCTATGGGGGCCGTGTCCTGGCCCACGGCGTAGCCGTTCGTTCCCGTGATCCGAAGGCCGGCGGGGCCCAGCTCGACGCGGGCCGTCTTGACCATGCTCCGCGCGGGGAGGAAGGCCAACGCGTTGTACGCGGCCCTGGCCATTTCCTCGCTAGGCAGCGTCACAGACGCTTGCATCGTCCCCCCTCTCAAGCTCTCCGAGAAGGTGAGCGAACGCGTGGAAGGCTTGTTGCGGCACAACTCCGTCGCCGATGGCCTTCAACTGTTGGCCGCGGTTGAGGCCCTCAACCTTCGTGATCCATCCGGGCACGATCCCCATGAGCCACTCAGCGAACCGAGGGGCCAGGCGAAGGCCGCCGCGCGGCCCGAACTCGACCGGTACGGGCGCCGGTTGCCCGGTGAGCACTTCCCAACGGCGGACGGCAGGGGCGAAGTCTCCCCACCACTCCGAGGGGCTGAAATCGCCCCCGTAATCGGCCCCAGGCTCGACGTTCAGCAGGAAGCACACTTCATCTTCGAGGGTCGGCCCGTGGCCGCCCTGCTTACGCTTCGTCGGATGCTGCGGGGCACCATTGCGGCCCAAGTTGGCCGTAGGGGTCTTCAGTAGCTTTTCGCTCTTGTCTCGGGGCCAAAGTCGAGCCATGGCGGTTACGAGATCGTCGCCACCGGCCCCAGGGCGGGCCGCTTTCGCGTAGTCCGGTCCTCGGCGGCCATCAGCGGCCGTGGGAGTCGGAAGGAGCGGCAACGCAAAACCACCTATCGCGGTGGTGGGGGGCACCAGCGGCGGACGCTCGATGACACGTCCATTGCGCGTCATACCCGCACGCGGCCAGGTCCCCGCATACTCGGTCGAGCCCTCGGCTTCGGATAGCGGAGACGTTTTCCAGGAAGACGAGCTTCGGTCGAAGAACGCGAACGGCTTCCGAGACGTTCGCCCAGATTCCCGAGCGCGACCCTTCGATACCAACCCTTTTCCCCGCATTCGAAATATCCTGGCACGGAAAACCGGCCGTGATGATGTCTACGCCCTCTTCAGCGACCGTCGCCCAATCGATCCGAGTGATATCCCCGAGGTTCGGCACCCCGGGGAATCGACGTTCAAGGATCAGGGTCTTATTCGGGTCGTTGTCCGCTACCCACGTAACGCGACCCCCCGTCAGTGCCTCTACGGCCATCCCGAGCCCGCCATAACCGGCACACAGCTCCAAAATGCGGGGGGCCGCAGAAGGCCCCTTACTCACAGTCGTTCTTAGCCTCTCCGAAGAGGTCCCGAAGGATTCGCTCTCTCTCCTCGGCCGGAAGCTTGTCTAGCTCGACGGATTCCCATTCACCGGAAGCCGTGGCGTTCGTGGCGAAGAAATAGTTCACCGGTGCTTCCCCTTTCCTCTTCGAGAGGACCAGAGGTCTTCCACGGCAAGAGCCGTGAAGAAGGTCAGGAAGAGAACCCCCCAGATGGCAAGGCCGTATTCGAGGACAACGACGAAGTCTTGACTCACGCCGCATCGGCCTTCCCGTAGGTCACGGCGTACTGATAGACCGAGAAGGCGTCGCGCATTCGGTAAGCGGCCTGGTGAAGCTCCCGCTTCCCCTTCGAGCTAGCTACGTGAAGTTGCGCAACGGCCGTGTCGTAGTGCGGAAGGCCCTCAAAGGGGCCGATCATCTGAAGAGCCTTGACCAGAGTCACAGAATCGCCTTCCCAGGGTTCCTAATACTAGTTTCCGGCCTTAGCGATACGGGCCATGGCTTCCAGGGCTTCACCGCGGTTCACCGGGACCGGAGGCGGGCCTACGCGAGTCGAAGTGGTGCCGTAGCGGAGAATTCCGCCCCCGGCATCCACGCGGCCGGCGAAGTCATACTTGAAGGACGGAGAGCGATCCTCGGGGCCGCTCTCGACGTACCGATTCGCAGCCGCAACAGTCTTCGGGTGAAGGAACACGGAGCCTCATTCCTGGGCGGTTTAAACAGGCTTCTCGGCCCCCCTCGGGGCCCTTCCTGCTGACATTCCAAATACTAGGTTCGCTCCCCTGGCGGTTGCAAGGTTCCCCAGGTCAGAGGCCC